TGTTAAAATAAAAGCAGCGAAAGAAGCAGAAAAAACTCCCCCTAGAATGTCAGAGTACATAGGAGAGTGTGTATACAAAATCGCAACTCGACTATCTACAAGACCCAACTTCATCAACTACACTTATAGAGATGAAATGATATGTGATGCAATCGAAAACTGCATTCAGTATCTTGGAAACTTTAATATCGAAAAGTCATCTAATGCATTCGCATATGTTACTCAGATATGTTACTACGCTTTCTTAAGAAGAATACAGAAAGAAAAGAAACAAGTTTTCATCAAACAAAAATCAATCATGGAATCATCAGTTTCATTGGAATCATTCCAAACTATTGATGGTCAATATGACCCTGCATTAACAAACACCAACGTGGAATGGTTAAAAGAAAACATGAACCACGTTAATTACGAACCTCGTAAGACCAAGAAAAAACCAACGACTAAAAAAACTACAGCGTTAGAAGAGAATATGACTTCTGATACTGAAACAAAAGAAACTTAATTTTGAAGATTGCAATCCTAAACGACACGCATTGTGGAGTTCGTTCAGATATGGTAGAGATGTCTAACTACCAAGGACGATTCTATGATGAAGTATTTTTCCCATACCTCGATGAACATAATATCAAACAGATAGTTCATTTAGGAGACTATTTTGATAGAAGAAAGTTTATCAACTTTGCTACATTAAAAGCAAACAAACAACATTTCATAGAACCCATGTTAAAGAGAAACATCCACATGGATTTGATTCTTGGTAATCATGACACTTATTATAAGAACACTAATGATGTCAATTCACCCGAACTTCTTTTGTTTGGTGATAACAACATCAATGTGATTGGAGAACCAATTACTAAAAACTATGATGGTTGTGATATAACACTAGTCCCGTGGATTAACCCCGAAAATTACGCAGATTCCGTTGACTTTATATTAAATTCTAACGCAACCCAGTGTTGGGGTCATTTTGAAATAGAAGGTGCATTGATGCAGCCTGGATTCAATTGTCCTCATGGATTAGATTACACTTATCTTAAAAGATACGAACAAGTACTCAGTGGTCACTTTCACCATAAGTCAGAACTAGGGAACATTAGATATCTAGGAAGTCAAATGGAATTCACTTGGGGTGATTTTGGAGACCAAAAATATTTCCACATTTTTGATACAGAAACAAGAGAACTTTTACCTGTACATAATCCACTTACTATGTTCCATAAAGAATTCTATGATGATACAGATTCCTCTTTTGAAAAGATACAAGAGGCAGACTACTCAGAGATTGCAGGTAAGTTTGTAAAAGTGATAGTAGTGAACAAGGACAATCCATATTGGTTTGATTCTTATCTAGACAAAATACACGCACAAAATCCATTACATTTACAAGTAGTAGATGATAATAAACACATGGACTTCTTTGACGATGATGATATAGAAGATATAGAAGACACACTTACTATCCTATCCAAATACGTTAATGGATTAGAAATACAGGGTAAGAAAAAACCTTTAGATGATTTAATGACTTCTTTATATAATGAAGCACTGGATGAACATTCCTTTTTATGATAAACTTTGAAAAAATACGTTGGAAAAATCTACTCTCATCGGGAAACAACTTTACCGAAATAGAGTTAAACTCACATCAAACCACACTTATCCTTGGTGAAAATGGTGCAGGTAAATCTACATTACTTGATGCATTATGTTTCGGATTGTATGGTCGTGGATTTAGGAATCTAAAAAAAGAACTACTTATTAATAGTGTAAATGAAAAAGCATTACTAGTAGAAGTAGAATTTTCTGTTGGTAAAAAAGAATACAAAATAATCCGTGGTGCAAAACCAAACATATTCCAAATTTATCTCGATGGTAATATGCTCAACCAAAACGCAACAGTAAAAGACTATCAAGAACAATTAGAAAAACATATTCTTAAGATGAACTATCGTTCATTCACTCAAGTTGCAATTCTAGGAAGTGCAAACTTTGTTCCCTTTATGCAGTTAAAAGCAGTAGAGAGACGAAAACTTGTTGAAGACTTATTGGATATCAGTATTTTTTCTACCATGCAGGACTTACTAAGACAAAGAGTATCGAGTCATGCAGAAAGTGTTCGTGAGACTAAACATGAGATAAATATTATGGAAGAGAGAATCCAAGGGTTATCAAACCAGTTAGTCGCTCTTCAAGAGAACCGTGAACAGAAAATTGCAAAGTTTGAATTGACAATAGACGAGACTCAGAACAACATCGATGAACTCTTATTAAAGTCTCAGAGTAAAAGAGACGATATAGAAAAGAGAAGAAAAACGATTACCGACCAAGGTACAGTCGAGGAACGATTCAAAGAAGCAAAAGATTTATATAAACAACTAGAGAACCGTAAAACCACCATTTTAGAGGAAATCGAATTTTATGAATCCAACGACAATTGTCCTACCTGTAAGCAGGGTATAGATGAAGAACACAAGAAAACTCATGTTGCAGAGAAGCAGTCGAAAAAGACAGATTTGGTTAATGGACTCGAAAGATTATTGGAAACAATCAGAAAATCTGAGGAACGCATTGCCGGAATCCATGAGGTCTCCACTGCCATCGAATCCCACCAAAACCAAATCGGAGTAATCCAATCAGAAATAAATTCTAATGTTAAGTTTATTCAAAGGATTCAAGGGGAAATTAACGACCTAGAAACCGAAGGAAATCATAATTCAGTCACCAAAGAACAACAAATGGATAACGAGGAAAAGTTAGACATTTTACTTTCTAAAAGTGAATCTTTAACAGACCAAGGTCACTACTTTGATATTGCAGGAACCCTTCTTAGAGACCAAGGTGTTAAACAAAAGATTATCAAACAATATGTTCCAGTCATGAATAACATGATTAACAAATATCTTGCACAATTAGAGTTTTATGTTGGGTTCGAATTGAATGAATCATTCGAAGAAACAATCAAGTCACGATTCAGAGACGTATTTAAGTATGACAATTTCTCGCAAGGTGAGAAGATGAGAATCGACCTTGCACTTTTATTTACATGGAGAGCAATCGCAAGAATGAAGAACAGTGTGAACACTAACTTACTAATACTAGACGAAGTGTTCGATTCTTCACTGGACGTTGCAGGAACAGACGACTTTTTAAAATTACTAAACACCTTGACGGAAAGGACTAATGCATTTATTATAAGCCATAAGGGTGAAGCACTCTATGACAAATTCAATAATGTATTACGATTCGAGAAGTACAAAAACTTCTCACGACTTGCAGAATAGGATAAATAGTAATATGAAAACATTCTCACAATTCCAAAATCACGCATGGTTTGACTCTAAACCTATGATTAAATCTTTGATAAGTGAAGAGGTAAAACTTACCGACTTTGACCCCGAAGTATTAGATGGGTTTGAAGCAGAAAAACATAAAAAGTCATCAAGTAGAACAACAGTTTTTGTTATCAAAACGCCAGACCGAGATAAAGACAGAGACGAACTAGCAAAAAACCTTAAGGACGCTGGAATAGAACACAAAGTAATTGGAAGTTCTATGTCTAGTTTTGACCCTATAGAAGTTACAGGTATGGAAGGTGGAAGATGTATCTTTATGTTCAAACCCAAGTCGGGTGGAATGAGTGAAACAACTTTGAATTCAAGTATCACTGAATTGTTTCCCTGCATGGCATGGGAAAAGGGACACACTCCTACGAACGCAACAAAGTTTTATGAGTGGATTATTAAACAAGACCCTAGTGCATTCAAATGTATTGGAAGTGCAGATAAAAAGGCTGCTGTTGAGTTTATAGGACTCGCAGAAGATTCGTCTAAGTTCATTGAAAAAATGGAAGCTGCTATAGGTATTCATAAGTATCTTAAAGACGAAGAGAAAACACAAAAAATCAAACAAGTCTATTGGGGTTATCGTGCAAAACCTTTTGGTATAGGTGATAAACACCCAGGCGATATTTATCTTGAATTTGTAGGTAAGAAACCAAACGTATTAGGTGTATCGTTAAAAGCTGGTACTAAAAAATCCGCTGAACCTAAACTTAACACTTATATTAATCCAGTATTCCAAACATTTAAAGCGGGTAATCAAGTACCTAAGTTATCTGTAAAGTTACATAAAGAAGTATATTCAAAGATTAAGGGTATGCCTTCTGCAAAAACCTATGACAGTAAAGATAAAAAGACAACAGAAGATATATTAGATAAGTTGCTTAAAAGCAACTCCACGCAGTATGAGAAACTTTATGATGCACAATTAGAGGTTGTAAGAACCACCTTAATAGACCTTTTCAATAAAAATGGTAAACAAGGCGGTATGGCATTTGATTATATTAAAAGTGCGATACTAAGAGAAGCGCCTAATGTACCTACTAAAGTAATTAAAGGTGTTGGAACTTCATATATCCAAGTAACCGATGATGATGAACTAGGAGTATTCCTTCCAGTAGTCAAATTCTTAAAAGCACGTCCATCAGGAAGTTCTAAGCAGAATTGGTTTATAGATTTACAATCTAATGATAAAGTAATAACTATGAAAATGACTGTTAGAAGTAATAAAAGTGGTCATGGTGGAAAAAGAAAATTAGGCCAGTTTTACAACTTGGCGGTAAAGTATAACGGATTAGAAAAGAAATAATTATGTATCAATTAGTCGAAGAAGCAAGTAAAGTATTAAGACAACCACCCCTCGAATTTGATTTTGAGAATCCAACCCACGACCCAAAAGAAGTAGAAACAAAACTTGCAGAAGCAATGGATAGAATGGGTGGACTAGGTCTATCTGCAAACCAAGTAGGTTTAGATGTCAGATTTTTTGTAATGAAGACTGCAGACATGGGAACAATGGCATTTTTCAATCCCGAATTGACACGAATTTCGCAAGAAACAGATTTATTAAAAGAGGGGTGTTTATCGTTCCCCGATATATACTTAATGATAAAAAGAAGTAAAGTAGTAGAAATGAAATACTTCGACTCAGACGGTGAAGAACACTCCATTACACTTGATGGAATCGGTGCAAGATGTGTTCAACACGAAATAGACCACCTTAATGGAATAGTTTTTTTACAGAGAGCATCTAAACTAAAACTAGACCGTGCATTGAAGTCACGACCTAAAGAAAGGTCGAGAAGAATAGAATATGAAAAACGACAAGCCCTTGCAAAATATATCCAATCCGTTCAATCTGATTCAGATTCCACACCTAGTGTCCCCGAATCAAGCGAAGGAACTGATATACTTCCACAAGACACACAAACACAAGCGTAGTATTGGAGACGGTACGGATTACCGTGCTATTGATTTACTACACATCCAAACTCAATGGATTAGAGACATATTCAATAGAATAGGTTATCGTTGTGTAAGTGAAATCTATAAAAATACAGACCAAATAGTTTATCCCGAAATGACTGCTCTAAATGAATGGGCAATCGGGGGTGTTCAACGCCCACACTTAGACACTTACTCGAATGTGGATTTACAACACGGTGTAGAGGAAGAAAAACCTAGTCGTGAATGGACACTAATACTCACTCTAAATGATGATTTCGGTGGTGGAAAAACCTATTTTCCCGACCAAGATTATATCCACGAACCCACTGCTTGTGAAGGTATCCTGTTCCAAGGATTGTATCATATGCATGGTGTAGAACCCGTTAGAAGGTGTTCTAGACACACTATTGCAATGTGGTTCAGTGAAGACCCCGACAGGATTCTCACTGATGCTAGGACTAATGACCTCTCATTAGACCTACATTCCTTAAGACAACAAGACTAAGTTCCGATAGCTCAACTGGATAGAGCAACGGCCTTCTAAGCCGTAGGTTGTAGGTTCAAGTCCTACTCGGAACGCCAAAAACCCAAAAAATAAATTTGACAATGACCCTCACTTTTTGTTATACTATGTATATAATGAAAAAAGGAGACGTTATGAGTAATACAGTAAATGATGCCATTAAAGACGGAATCGCAGATGATGTGTGTGCAATGGCAAATGACGATATATGGAATGTTATCCATGCAATCGCAGATGATTATGGGATAGACAAACTTCCATATTGCAAAGACAATGATACATTCATTGATACATTAATATCACTAAAGGTCGCAGACCTAGGAATATAATTATGTGGGATGAGTGGTTAGAAGAGTACGAACAAGTACAATGGAAACAAAATGGTGACTATTACAATGGTTACATTAAGAGTCTAGAAGACAAACACCCTGTTACAGGTGATTCGGGTTTAACCGTTAAGGTTACATCAATCAATCATGTTAATGATTGGAATTCTAAGAAAAAACACCCTATAGTTTATATCCCTTGTACTGCATATGATAAAATCGAATTAGAAATGTGGACTGATGGAAGAGGTTGTGACAACTCTGCAATTGGTGTCAGTGGTAATTACGAGTCATACAAATACTATTTAAAGGAAGCTGCATAATGGCAAATGTTTATTTAAAAGAAATTACGGACTGGTCTGAATCTAAATGCCCAGTTCCAAACCATACCTACATTGTAAGACCCGATGGGCATCTTGCAGGTTATATCAAAACTGGAACCAAAGAAGAAATATTGTTCAAAAAACCAATGAAACAGTTCTCTAAATCTAGGAGAAAATTCGTTGACCTCAAAAGATAAATTTGACAATGACCCTCACTTTTTTGTATAATATAGTCTGAATCGGAGAATACATGACAAATCAACTTAAAAACCAAAAGAATCAACTTGCCAAGTTAATGGCGACTGAGAATCTTACTATCGTTCATAAGAAGGTGCCTACTGCATACTTCGATATGAAGAATAGGATACTATGTTGCCCTATCTTCAAGGACGATTTATCAAAAGAATTATATGACCTGTTTATGGGTCACGAGGTAGGTCATGCATTGAATACACCATATGAAGGTGTTCATAGTGCATTGACTAAAAATAAAACACTTAAAGGATATCTTAATGTTGTCGAAGACGTTAGGATTGAGAAGGACATCAAAAACAGATATGCAGGTTTAAGAAAATCATTCTTTACTGCATACAATGAATTGATGGAAATGGACTTTTTCGGAATTGCAAAAAGAGACCTTCAATCACTTTCACTAATAGACAAAATCAATCTTATCACTAAGGTTGGTCATAGAGTCAACATCAAACTTAATTCAGAAGAGGCAGGTTTCTTGCAAATGGCAGAAGACTGTAAGACTTGGGAAGATGTTGAGATTTGTGCTAATGCAATTTATGACTGGTCTAAGGAAAATGAGGTCAGAGACGAAAATGACGAAGCATTAGTTCCTCAGACAATTCAATTCGGTGACGAAGACGACATGGAAGACGAAGACGGTGAACAAATGGAACAAGAATTCGGTGAAGACGAAGGTGGTGACGATTCAAATGCCAACGGTGACGAGGGTGACGAAAGTGAAGACGAAGATGATTCTTTGCCTGATGTAGATGCATTTGGAAAAGACTCTGCAGAAACCGATGAAAATGCTCCCGAAGGAAAAGGCGAAACTGACGATGGAGAAGAGTCAGACCAAAAATCAGACCAAAGAAAAACTACTGGTAAAGAAGGTGGTGTTGGTTCTTCTGATGATTACGATGGTGAAGACGGTGCAAGGGAATCAGTTACAGAACATCATGCTCATAATAATGAAGATATGTTCATTTCAGAATCTAACATGATTTCTACTACTGTTCATCTAAAGGACTCATTCAAGAAAAGAAACCAATTCAAAGGTATCGTTGTTACTTACAAAAAAATGATTGAAGACTGGAAACCATTTTGGGTATCTAAGTCTGATGAAATTTACGGTGACTCAGACGAGAAGATTGCAAAAAGACTTGCAAAGGCAACTTACAGTTCTAAGAAGTTAAAAGATAAGAACAAGAAGATTGTCCAACACATGGCAAAAGAATTCGAAATGAAACAAACTGCATTGCAAAGTGCAAAAGCATTCCAAGGTAAAACTGGAAAGTTAGATATGACTAAACTTGCAAAGTATCAGATTGTTGATGATATATTCAAAAAAGTGACATACTTTCCCGATGGTAAAAACCACGGTTTACAAGTGTTACTTGATTGGAGTGGTTCAATCTCTAACGAATGTTCAGACCTTATCGAACAAACAATGATACTGGTTGAATTCTGCAGGAAAGTTAATATTCCTCATAGAGTTTACTTGTTCTCAGATGTTTACTATGACGAAATCAACGGTGAAACCGAAGATGATTCATACTTCTCTTCTAGAGAACCAAGATTGATAGAATTGTTTTCAGACAAAATGTCTACTAGGGAGTTCAATGAGAATCACAAAAATGTTTCTCACTTGTTCAACCAATATCACTTCGATAGAAGAACATTCAGAAAACAAATTGAGTTACACAATGCTTGGTTTGGTGACGAAGACTTTATCGATATTGACGAATGTTATGGATGGTATGACTTCGACAACTACAGTTGTCCTAGAAACTACAGATTAGGTGGTACACCTCTTGACCATTGTTTAACTGCAATGAGATTGTTACTTCCTTTATTCAATGAAGAGTACGGTATCGAGAAGTCAATACTTACAGTAATCACTGATGGATACTCACATAGGTCTCCAGTGTTTGACGAAACTGATGAAGAGAGAGAAGATAAAAGGTCTCAAGAAAACTGTGACGAAGGTCAGTACTCTTGGAGAATTGCAAGACAAAGATGGTTAATCGACCCGATTACTAATAGGTCTCATATGTACTCTAACCATGATGGATACAATAGTAACAACTTTAGTCAGACCCAAAACATTCTAGACTGGTTACAAAAAGAAACTGGTTGTATTGTTACTGGATACTTTGTTCTTGGTGGCAAGAATGACTTTTGGGGTCTTCATAACAATGTAGAAGAAATTAGAAAAGGTGACGCTGATTCCATGTGGAAAGAATGCAGAAAAAACGGATTATGTATTTCAGTCCACGGATACGGTAAACTTTTCTTGACCTCTTCCTCTGCACTAAGTGTTGCAGGTGACGACCAACTGGATGAAGATTTGGTCGGTGCGAACAAAAGAAGATTGCTTTCTGCATTCAAAAAGAATCAGAACTCTAAATCAACATCAAGATTTTTAACTAACGAATTTATCAAGGAGATAGCGTAATGAGAACAAGGGAACCTTTAAGAGTAGACTTAGGATACTACGAAAACAATGAACCAAATTACAGTGCATTTGCCGATGCGATTACTGATGTCGGCCCTGCACCATGCGAAAAGTATGAATGTAGTAATAGAGAAATATGTGCCGCCCAAGCAGTTGAATGTAAAGCATTCAGAGTTTGGACTAACGAGGGTGAAGACGTTTATGGAAGACATAAGTTTCAGAACAAGAAGGGTCTATATCCAAAACCACTACAGGAATCTATGAAGATTCTTTTACACCCGATAAAATAAATGCTCAAAAGACTTGACAATGACCCTCACTTTTTCGTATAATATAAAAGATGGGAAAACAAATTAATAACTGCAAAAACATAGGAGATAATATGATTAATGCAAAACTAAAAACCGAGATTTCTAAAATCTCGTCACTCGCTACTCTGAATGAGTTGAGTGCTTATATCGCTGATGCAAAAACCGCTCTTGGTAAATCTACCATAACGGAAGGTGCTTCAGTTTATGTGGTACAGAAAACTAAGAAAACTCTTGGTACTGTTATCAAGGTGAAAATCAAAAGGGCGACAGTTCAGATGCCAGAGGGTAGATACTCTGTTCCTTTATCAATGTTAGAGGTTGCTTAATATGACTGATAGAACTTATAATAGGTCTGAATCAATTCAGATTGCTGGTAAAGACTTTAACTTTACCCCCGATAGAAAAGAATTCCTTGCAAGTCTTGTAAGTACTTTTCCTTCTGCTACTTCGTTTACCAAAGAAGACTTTGACCAAATTGGTGGAATGCCATACTGGGTCAAATCGTCTAGGTACGATTTCAAAGTGGGTGCAAACTCATTTAATCTTGAGGCAGTAATCAGTGGTTACAACGGTGGTTATGAACCACAAAACGTAACTCCGATTGTTCCTGCAAAACCAGTTGCACCTGCACCTGTTCCTGCAGTGAATAACCCTGCTCAAATGCCAGTTGCCGCAAAGACTTCAAGTCTTAATATTCTGAATGATGTAAAAATCATTCCCGAAAAAATGGTTAACTATGTTCCTTTTGGACATTTCAAGGATGTTAAAAACATCATCAAATCCAAATTGTTCTTTCCAGTATTTGTTACTGGTTTGAGTGGAAATGGTAAAACATTGATGATTGAACAAACTTGTGCTCAATTGAAGAGAGAACTTTTCAGAGTCAACATCACCATCGAAACTGATGAAGATGATTTGATGGGTGGACATACTTTACAGGGTGGTGACATCATGTTTAGAGAAGGCCCAGTTATCAAGGCAATGAGAAAAGGTGCCGTTTTACTTCTTGACGAAGTGGACTTAGGTTCTAACAAGTTGATGTGTTTACAATCAGTTCTTGAAGGTAAAGGATACCTTATCAAGAAAACTGGTGAGTGGGTTTCACCTGCAAAAGGTTTCACGATTCTTGCTACTGCAAATACTAAAGGTCAAGGTTCTGACGATGGAAAGTTCATAGGAACTCAAATCATGAACGAGGCGATGTTAGAGAGATTTGCGATTACAATGCAACAGGAATACCCACCAGTGAAAACTGAGAAGTCAATCCTTGCAAAAGAAATGGAATTGACTGGTTCGGTTGACTCAGACTTCGTTGAGAAGTTAGTGGACTGGGCAGACATTATCAGAAAATCATACTACGAAGGTGCGATTGATGATGTTGTTACTACTAGAAGACTGGTTCACATAGTGAATGCATTCAGAATGTTTGACGACAAATTGAAGTCAATCACAATGTGTATTTCTAGGTTCGACCAAGAAACTAGGGATTCTATCCTTGACCTCTACACTAAGATTGATGCAGGGGTTGATATGTCCGAAATGGGTGACTCAGAAGAAACTTCTGAAAACCCTATTGACGATTCGGACTACTAGGAGTATACTATTAGTATGGATGTCAAAGTAGACTACAAATATAACGAAGGTCAACTCATCAAAGAGTTGACTTCGTATATCAATTCAACTTATGACCAACATTACAGTCTGAATCAATATCAGGCAACAGAATTTATCATTGACGCTGGTCATGGTGAAGGGTTCTGTATCGGGAACGTATTAAAATACGCACAAAGGTATGGAAAAAAGGGTGGGAAAAATCGTGCTGACCTCATGAAGGTTTTGCATTATGGACTCATACAATTATACATTCATGATATGGAGAAACTAAATGATGAAGATTAGTGATAACACTAGGGATGTTCTAAAGAACTTCTCAACAATTAATTCGGGAATCCGAGTTAAGGAAGGAAATAAGTTAGAAACTATTTCCAACATGAAAAATATACTTGCAGTCGCAACTGTAAGTGAATCGTTTCCAACGAATTTTTCAATTTATAATTTGCCAGAATTCTTAGGTGCAACCAGTTTACTGGAAGACCCCGATTTTGAATTTGGTGATTCATCTCTATCTATTGCAGATAACAATTCTAAGATGGCATACTTTTATGCATCCGAAGGAATGGTAATTGCACCCGATAAGATGATAACTATGCCTGATGCTGAGATAGAGTTTAAGGTCACATCAACTTTGTTGAATGACCTGCAGAAAGCATCAAGTGTTCTAGGAGTCAATGACCTAGTGTTAGAGTCCGATGGTTCAACCGTCTCTCTAACTGTAGTAGACAAGAAGAACGCAGCTTCTAATACCTTCTCACGAGTAGTGGGTCAAGGTGATGGAACAAAATATTCTATGAACTTTAAGATTGAGAACCTTAAAATTCTGAGTGGTAACTATGATGTTGCCGTTAGTTCTAAAGGAATATCTCATTTTAATAATGTAGATATAGATTTAGAGTATTTTATTGCACTAGAACCCGATAGTAAATACGGGTCTTAGTATAAATAATAATGTGGAATAGTTCTATCTCAACTATCCACGGGAGTGCATCCGTCTCATCATTCTACACTGGTGATGCACACATAAAAAACGGTGGGGTTTTTTATTCTTATATTATGATGGAGTCAACGTGACGGAAGAATTTTTATTTGTCGAAAAATATCGACCACAAACAATCGAGGATACAATACTTCCTCAACAATTCAAAGAACAATTCAAAGAGTTTGTAACCAAGGGAGAAATCCCTAATTTACTTTTGAGTGGTTCTCAAGGTTGTGGTAAAACCACAATCGCAAGAGCATTATGTAACGAACTTAATGCAGACTATATCGTAATCAATGGTTCTGATGAAGGACGATTGATTGATACACTTAGAACCAAAATCAGAAACTTTGCATCTACTGTTTCACTTGCAGGTGGCCCAAAGGTGGTTATCCTTGACGAAGCAGATTACATTTCTGCAGAGAGTGTTCAACCTGCATTGAGAGGATTCATAGAAGAGTTCTCCAGTAATTGTAGATTCATCTTTACCTGTAACTACAAGAATAGAATCATTCCTGCATTACACTCAAGAACAACTGTAATTGATTTTAAAATATTACCTGTAGAAAAACCTAAACTTGCACAGCAGATGTTACTCAGATGTAAAAACATTTGTGAGATAGAAAACATTCAGGCAGAAGAAAAGGTTCTTGCAGAATTAGTTATGAGATTCTTTCCCGACTTTAGACGTGTTCTAAATGAAATGCAAAGATACGGAGTTAGTGGTGTTATTGATTCGGGTTTACTATCATCGCTTTCCGAAGAAAAGTTTACCCCTCTTATAGATATGATTAAGGAAAAGAACTGGAAAGGAATGAGGAAGTGGGTCGGTCAGAATTCTGATAACAATTTTTCTTCTCTATTCCGTAAAGTATTTAATGCACTGGAACATGAATTGGAAGGTCAATCAATCCCAGCTGCAGTACTAATCATTGCAGACTATCAATACAAGGCTGCATTTTCCATGGACGATGAAATCAACTTTGTCGCTTGTTTAACTGAATTGATGTCGGAGTGTAAATTCAAATGACACAATATGATGATACAGTAGAAAGACAAAGGAGATTACTCCTTGCAGAAGAATGGGCAAAAGGTGTTAAGTCAGTCCATGCACATTCTTTAACTTCTTGTTGGTATGACACACGAGGTAACGATGGTTCGGTATTAGACATCGAATACAACAACGGTGTCGTCATGAGAGAGATTAGAGAGACAGGTGAAACTGTATTCTTTGGTGAACCTCTTAAAGGTGATGCACTCCTACAGGTTTTCGGACAACATACAGGAAAATAAATGTCTAAACGTAATCCCTTTGACTTTGTTAAGTCGGTTTCATATGATAAAAAAGATATCATGGTCGACTCAGTGGAAGAAAAGAATTACGCCCCCTTCTTAATAAACAAGTCTTTGTCTTACCATGAAGATTCTGTTTTCTTTACTAACGAGATGAACAATCGACACCACCTCGATAATCGTCTTCAATATGTCTTTTTACTAAATACCCTTAGAAAAAGACAAAGGTTTTCCAAATGGGAAAAACCATATATTAGTAAAAAACTCGATACCATAAAACAGTATTATAAGATATCCACTATTAAAGCAAAAGAGTACATGGTAGTGTTATCAGATAAACAGGTTCGTGAATTGAAAAACAGGATGAAAACTGGTGGACAAAACAATGATTGACAATGGAGAATTGGTCTCGGAATTGGTAGAAATTACCTTCCCCGAAAAAGATGACTTCCTAAAGATAAGAGAAACACTATCTAGAATAGGTGTAGCATCTCGTAAAGACAATGAATTGTTCCAGTCATGTCATATCCTTCACAAACGTGGTAAGTACTATATTGTCCACTTCAAAGAATTATTCAAACTAGACGGTAAACCAACATCAATCGATGCTGGGGACTTCGGACGTAGAAACACAATTATCGGTTTACTTGCACAATGGAAACTGTTGACTATTCTCGACCCATCCAAAATAGAAGACCCTATTGCACCGTTATCTCAAATCAAAATCATACCATTCAAAGACAAAAAAGAGTGGAAATTGACCACTAAATACACCATCGGAACCAATAAATCCTAAATAACCCTGTAAGTATAACTTTCAAACAGGAGAAATCATATGTTATTAGATTTTTTACAGTGGGTTATAGCATGGGTTCAAGTGATTCCGTGGTTGGTAATGGGTGCATCTTTAGTTGCAGCTTTAACACCAACTCCAGTTGATGATGGAATAGTCAAAAAATGCTACAAGTTATTAGACTGGTGTGCTTTAAATATAGGTAAAGCGAAGGACTAAATAGTAGTAATTAATATATAAATTTAAGAGGTAAATCATGGAATATATAATAATAGCAATAGTTGCAGGGGCAATATTATACACTCTAGTAGAATCTAGAAAGACTAAGAGTGCGCCAAAGGTTAAGAAACCAGTTGCAAAAAAATCAACACCTAGTGTTGCACAACTGAAAAAGTTAACCAAAGTTCAACTACTTGACCATGCCGACAAGAACAACATCAAAGTTAAACGAAGTGGTTCAAAAGCAGAAGTCGTCAAGTCTATTGCATCACACAAGTGAAGTAACAAACTCATTTGATTTAATAGGGGTCTTTATTGACCCCTTTTTTTTGTTTATAAGTTGTCCATCTCCTAAATAGTGGTATGGGTGAAATATTTGAATTAATAAGTGAAGTGGGAGCGCCAATAGCAGGAAGTCTTGTTATGGGGTTTTTCATCTTTACCGTTATTAAACAAATACTTGAAGGTGTTGTTGACGATATCAAAACACTTACAATCTTCTGTAGTTCGTTAGAAAATAGGGTCAGAAGTATGAATAACGAGATGATTAAGATTGATTTACTAGTGTCCAGTGCATTAGAACTCAGACCCGACATTGAACGAGTTGCTCGTGCAGAAAACTTTATAGAAGACGGCAGTCTAGACGTTAGAAGAGATTAATATGGAAGAATTGAGTATAGCAACTCTGATATCAGAGTATGGTTTCCCGATAGTTATGATGGTTGGACTAGGATACTTTGTATATTACATTTGGTGGTTTGTTGGCGAAAACCTAGAACCCGAAGTGGAAAAACAACATTTTGCACTTATCAAACTTATCGACCAAGTTCGAATGTTAGACCAAGATTTAATTCGTTTACAGCAAAAGGTAGACGTGGTTCTCGAAATGAAGGAGAACCTATTGAAACAAGCAGGAGAAAAGAATGCAGAAAATAACAACGATAGTAATTAGTGTTTGTTTTGCACTTAGTGTAAGTGCAGACGAAATTGTACACAAGTTTAAGAGTCCAAGTTTCAGTGGAATTGGGCAGTCGTCACATTTCTTGACAATTGAGAACCAAGAAAAGTCAAGACGTGACAAAATTAAATCAGACTTGGAAGATGCAATTGCAAAAGCAGATAGGGAAGCACAGAACACTACACTTGCAAAATTTTTAAGAAACGTAGAAAGCCGAATCTACGCTCAGTTGGCAAAACAGTTGGTGGAGAATATGTTCTCTAACGGAACTGCAGCTTTATACGGTACATTTGTAATGGAAGGAAATACAGTCACATACGAAAGAATGACTGGAGAGGATGGAGTTGACTTTATCCGTTTAACCATTGTGACTGAAGATGGAACAACAACAACATTAGATATACCAGTAGGTACGGGAAGTTTTTAAAATGAAAATCTTGGGTGTCGGAGTTACGTTACTCTTGCTCATCAGTGGGTGTGCAAGCATTCCTGCAGTTAATGACACCTGTACTACTGCGATAATGAAAAAACTTGGGGAGTGTATTGAAGAAGCAGAGGTAGTCAAGATACCAACATATCTAGAACTATCGAATTTACCACCTGCAGCCAATATGCCAGTTGTAGCAGTTTACACTTTTTTAGATAGGACTGGACAACGTAAGAGTAAAGATGGAATTGCATCTTTCTCAACTGCAGTGACCCAAGGTGCAGAAGCATTTTTAATTGATGCACTTAAAACTGCAGCAAAAGGTAAATGGTTTAGAGTTGTAGAAAGAACAAATTTGGATGCACTTGTAAGAGAGAGACAAATAGTTCGGTCTGCAAGAGAAGATTTTGCAAAACAGGAAGGTAATGAAGGTGAACCCACGGGTATCCAACCTCTCTTGTTTGCAGGAATCCTACTGGAAGGTGGGATTATTGGTTATGACGCTAATATAGAAAGTGGCGGGCGAGGTGCAAGATACCTAGGTATCGGAGCTTCAAACCAATATAGAAGAGATGTAGTTACAGTTTCGTTGAGAGGAATATCAACATTAACTGGTGAGATACTTTTAAATGTACAAACTACCAAGACCATCCTTAGCACAGGTGGTGGATATGATGTATTCCGTTTCGTTGATATGGATACGAAACTAGTGGAAATTGAAGATGGCGTAGCAATGAATGAAGGAGTTACGAAAGCAACTCGTTCTGCAATTGAACTTGCTGTCTTGGAACTAATCTACCAAGGTCACGATAGGGACTATTGGGAAATAACAGGTGGTCATAGACACCCTCACAATAGTGATGGAATAAATGATAAACACCTAATTGGGGAAAAAGAACATGAAGAATAAATTATTACTCATTATGTTAACATTAGGTCTACTACCTGCCACAGTATTCGCAGGAGCAGACGATAACGAAATTTGGTTAAATCAATCAGGTACAGGACTTGTATTGAATTTTACTCAGAAAGGTTATGGAAACAAAGTCGGTTTAGATAATTTCTCAGGAACATCTGCTGATATGGTTTTAACTGGTGCATCAAATACTTTTACATTGATTCAATTCGGTGACAGTAACAAATTATTTGGGCCTATGATTGCTGACTCAGCAACTATAAACCTTACCTTTACTGGAAATTCAAACTCAATGGACTGGAACATTGGTCAAAATAGTGCTGACAACTTAAATATGTTAAGTGCTGTTACTGGTAATTCTAATACATGGAATATTGATATTGGTGCAAATGCATCTGCAGAATACTTAAACTACGATTTAGTAGTTGGTGGTTCTAGTAATATATTTACCACTGTTGTTGATTCAGATAATGCTGTTTGGAATTGGACTGTTACAGGTTCATCAAATGACATTAACACTAATCAATCAGATGCAACCGATAATTCAATTACTGCAATCTTGACTGGGTCTTCGAATGATATAGATATCATTCAGAAATCGGGTTCAGATACAGGTTGTCCAAGTGGTCAATCTTGTAGTGGTATTATTGATGTAACTTTCGTGACTTCTAATGGCAATATTGACATCGTTCAAAAAGACGATAACGATTCTTAGTATTTTATCAGTCGGGTTGGTTAACGCTGACTCGATTGGTGAAATCATAGAGGAAAAAGGGTACGCAGGACTTTCAAGGGACGGTACTAAAACTGTTCTATTGGCGTCTGAAAGACCCGATGTGCTGATGTATGACACTGCACAAACTCAGAATGGACGAATGAAAATCAAATTCATTGGTGAAGAAGAGTTAGATTTAACAGAACATTCAAAAGTATGGATTGACGAGGTCTATTATGACCCCGACCCATCTCTCTCAAAAATGTCATTAAGAATGGCACAAGGAACTGCTCGATTTGCATCGGGGTTCGGTGGAAAAATCAAGAAAGCGAATATCGACATTCGCACCCCAACTGCTACAATCGCAGTGAGGGGCACAGATTTCACCACGAGTATTGATGAGCTTGGAAGGTCACTTGTAATATTACTTCCCGATAGATTCGGAGCTCCATCAGGAGAAGTTGTAGTGTTCAATGCAGGTGGAGAAGTTACACTTAACGAAGCATATCAGGCGACAATGGTGTCTACATATGATGATTCACCCACAAAACCAGTAGTGGTAAATGGGATAACACCCAACTTGATTGACAACTTATTCATTGTTAGTCCACCCGAAGAGGTTAAAGAAGCAATCGCAGAAGAAGGTGGAAGTGGAGAAAATGATAGTAAAAATATTTTAGATGTTGATTTTCTAGAATTCAATGACCTAGAAGAAGATTACTTCGAGGATGATGAATTAGAATATACAGAACTCGATAGAGATTTATTAGATGTAGATTTCTTACAAGATTTATTAGATGTTATCGTAGGAATCGACAGAAAAGTCGGACTAGATAAACAAAGAAACACGGCATTCGGAACAGTTCGTATTGAAGGAACGGTGCCAGGATTTGATAAAGACACACAATATTCAACTATTGTAGATAAGGGTCTTGGTCAAATATGGTTCTACAGGGAAGTTAATGGAATTATTTCTATTAGATTACCAATGTATGCACAAGCATCCATTAGAACTATAACAGACGAAAAGGAATCATCAATACAGGTGGGTGATGGTTCGTCTCTAAATATAACCATTACACAAACAAACTAGGAGATACAATGGACAATATGCTAAGTAAATTCCGAGAATGGCACGAGACTCAAATATTTGGATTTCAAAAAGCCATGAGGTTAGATGACTACCATATGTTATGGATGACATTTGCTAAAGGAGTGATTCTTACATTATTATTTCAGTGGATATTTTAATGAAAAAAGTTTTATCATTATTAATAATGTTTCCCTTGTTAGTCATCGCAGATGATGACAACAAGGTTGATGTGAACACTACTGGGAGTCAGTCTAATGATTCCCTAGTGTTTAATCTAACACAAATAGGTTATAACAACGATACCGTCTTTACAATCGGTGGTTCCAATAACACATTTCTAATTAAACAAGAAGGAAACAACAACGAGATTTCCTTCGTAGATTACTTTGGTTCGGGAGAAACTTGGGGTGGAGACCTCGATGGTAATAACAATGCATTACACTTCGAACAAAATTGTACTCGTGGTTCCAGTTGTGGTAAATCTGATATAGGATTTCACATTCAAGGAGATGGTAACTCAGTTCGATGGGGTCAAGGAAAGGTTCTATCAAACGCTTCAGATGAGACATTTTCACTCGATTCGGATGAGGGTGGTAATCATAAACTAAACCTAGACATTCACGGTAATAATAATTCAGT